CGGAATATCACTTATAAATACGCTTTTAGTTGTTCAAACAAGTGGGACCACCTCTCTCCTACTACTCCTATAACAGTTTCAAATATTTCAGATCCTAATCTTAAATTTTTTCTAGAAAGCACACAGCAACATTCTTTGAGTTTTAAAAGTAGCTTAAGAATAGACACAATGTATTATTTTAATCAAGGAACATAAATATTATCTAAAGTAAAAATAAGATTATCCCCATTTTTCATCACAACTAATGTTAAAATAAAATCACTTCTACCCTCTTCTTTAGTGTATAAATCAATAAAAACCTGCCAACCATCTCCGAAATAAATGCAACTTGAGCTTTCCCATGTTTCATTTGGTAAACTCACCAAAGTAACATCACAGGAATCCAGATTACTTAACATATCTTGCGCATGTTCTAACTCAATATATTCTATACCTTCGATTTCATTAAGCTTTTCTAAATTTCTATTCTTAAAAATCTCAACAATATTAACGATTTTTTTACGCCAATTCTCTGGGATTTTTTCCGATCCTTCCAAAAAGTAGTTATTTTCCAATTCGTTTTCCATTTAAATAACCTATTAAAATTATTAAAAAAGTAGATTATTACATATAACTTATAGTATCAATAACCCGCAATGTAATTTCTTTACTCTGCCCTGATTCCAGTTTTAAGAGTTTGGAGCAAAGGAATTTAAATTTTTTTGAATCAAATATTAATTCTTATGATAAATTTAAATCATCTTTAAAATTTTGAGTTGATCAATGTCTGAAGAATATCTAAGTCTATTGAAAATGAGAAAATTCTTCATATTGGGTATACTTTTTGGGATTCCTGTTCTTTCACTATGTATTTTTCAAATCTTGGTTTACTTCAACTTTAGTATATCCTTCATCACCCTTTTTTTAATTATCACTGTCTTGATGACAATGCTTTTCGGTAGCTTATTCTTTTTATCACGAGACGTATGCCCCTGGTGTAAAAATAGTTTCTTTAATCAAGATGGTCGTATTGATGGCATTAGTCTTATATTTAGAAAGAATTGTCAGCATTGTGGTAAGCCCAATAAAGCGAAAGACATTAGAAATTGAGTTTTTAAGTTACTAACAAAATTAAGAAGCCCTTAACTCAGAGAGCCATGCGTCACTCTTGACTATCCAAACTTTTAACAGCATCGAACGAACTCACAAAACCAATAGTTTTATCAATTGAATGTGTGACTGAATCAATCAACCAGTCACCATCAATTCCCGATCTGAAACTTGAAAGACTTAATTTTGCTTCAGCTGAAAGCAATGGATCACCGGGTAACTCAATAGAAACTTTATCTTCGTTGCGTTTAGATGAATCAAGCGCAGATTGTGCAGCTGCTCTTGCGCTTTTTTCATCAAGATAAGTATGTCGTAATCTTCTTACTGGTTCGCCCTCACCTAACTTCACTTCATTCTTTTTTGCTTTGTTTTTTTCATGCCAATAAGTGATAACAGTACCGGCACTGTCTCTGGAACTGCTGGTCATGGTCCAGTTTGAAACTTGATAGCGTGTAAGTTCGATTTTACCTAAATCAATTTCGCCTCTTTTTACAAATAATAACTTGCCGCCAGCTGGCTTACAAACTGCATCATAGCGTTTGGATAATCGCATCAAGAATGATAAATCTGATTCATCTGACTGTGTTATTTGTGGTAGCTTAACTGACTTTAAAGAATCACTCACTAAGTGTTCTAAATTGTGCTCAGTTGCGATTTTAAGGACAACACCCTCCATAGTAATGTCTTTATCCCACACTCTACTCTTTTGGGTCTGTAGTGACGTTTTACCAGTCTTACTCTCTGTTTGAACTGCTGCCCTACAACGAATAATCATTTTGTCTGGTGGACCTGATAACTCAACTTCATCGACAATAAATAAACCCATGCTTTGAAGTTCACCATCATAGCCCATCGAAACTTTTAACTCTGCGCCCTTCACAGGCATATCAATAGGGTTTGTAGGGTCATCGATCAAACTAATCTCGCAAGAATCTGACTCAATGCCAGTTTTATCAGTCACAGTGATTGATTCAAATAATTGATAGATCACACTGCTTATATCATTACCATTTGCGACCACACTAAAACTAGGTTTTAATCCCATAGTTTAATCCTTGTATTCGTTGAAAATTGGGTGTTAGTTTGTTCTGGTAGTTCAATCAATACGCCTTCGGGCAATATTGGCAACATTGCCGATAGTCTTGGATTGGCATTAAAAATATTTTCCACCACTTTATTTTTTGTGTGCCCATAATATTTATAGGCAATATAATCTACTGTATCGCCCGCTTTAGTTTGATATTGAGCCATGTTTATAATCTCCCAATTGCACCGCGAATGATATTTGCAAGCCCTAAGCTTCCCATTACATCACTATGCTTCCTAAGGTTAATCGTAAATTCTTGTCGTCGTGGTACACCAAATGCGGCGTGCTTACTCTGCCCCTCGGAAACTTCTGTAATGATCCAATTACCTAAAACTTTTCCAGAACCAGTAATCAATAATTGAGGCTTACCCAATGAGCCTAATCCCCGTAAATTATCAAGCTGTCTTGTACCTCCATTCCATTCAGGGAAAATCACACCAGTTAAAGTCATTGTGTCTTGTCCGGGTCCCAAAAACTGTAGATTATCCCAATCCCCAAAAACAGACTGTTCCCCCCACTGATATTGAGTTGTTCTGTTTAATTCCTGGTAAGCTGCCGTATAAATTCCAAATTTGAAATCACCTAGGCGCATCATGGTGATGAAAGAACCGTAAACTAACATTATTGCGCATACCCCCAATCAATCATTGAATTACGTTCTTGAACGCCCTGTTGTTGTTTCAGCTTTTGCATCACCTGTTGAGCAATCTCTTTTGGATTTTGACCAGGTGCGGCATTGATCGTAAATGAAAAGGAATTGTGGTTTACCTGTTCGCGCCGATCTGATTTATTGATTTTAGTTGGCTGACTCGAGTCAGAAGTTTTACTGCTTGAAAATGGTTTGATTGCTTCAGGAATGTTATCGGCTTCAAAATTAGATTTTCTTGCAAATCCCTCACCTACAAATGAAGCTTTCGGCATTTCAACTTTTGGGACCTTCATTGGGAATGGTAGTGCTGTAGTTTTTGGCGGTGTTGGCTGGGCAAGCGGTATTTGCGAAATAGATTTAACCTCTGCAACTTTTGAACCAAGATCAAAACCTACAATTTTCCCAATTAAGTCAAAAACCTTACCGCCAAAATCTAAGATCCGCTTAAAACCATCAATCATCATGCGAAGTGGTGCCAAAACAGCATTGATTGCACCGCCCACCAATTGACCAAATCTTTGCCCAGCTGAGGTTGCTTTTTCTATATCCTCTTTACTCGCCTTAACTGGTGTGAGTAATTCTTTAAACCAATTCCATGCTTTAGAAACAGCAGTGCTCACCAAGTCCCAAGCTTTACCTAGGATTGGTACGGAAGCAATTAACTCAGATATAGCACTGGTAAAAGGTTCCATACCTTGTTTTAAGCCTTGCCAAAAACCTGCAAAGAAAGCTTTTATTCGATCCCAATTTTTGTAAATCGCAATACCTGCGCCAATTGCTACTGCTGCAACAGCGCCCCAAGGTGTTCGAAGTAATGCAAATCCAATTTGTTTTAATACAGGTCCAAATGATGAAAAAGCAGCTCTTGCGATACCAAGTGGGTTTTTCATACCTAATATGGCTTGCCCTGTACTTTTGAACACTTTTGATAATCCGCTACTGCTTCCAAGCAATCGGATAAAAGAACCAGCAAGCCCTAAAATACTGGATCTCAAAAGCAATGACACAAGGCGCACAGCAATCAACCCAACTTTTAAAGCTGTTAAACCTACAACCACCTTTACAATTGTGCTTGTAAGTTCTGGATTTGCTTTGGTCCACTCAATCACTTTAACTACAAATGTTCCAAGCTTCTCAACACCAGCCGTAATATAGGGTAAGAGCACACTTCCAATAATTGTGCCTAATGCAGATAAACTATTTTTAAAAAGAATAATTGAATTGGCGGTTGTTTCAGATCGTGCCTGATACTCTGCTGCCATCGATCCAGCGTATTTACTTTTATCTGCAACCATCCCTAAATTTTTTTCTAATGATTCAATATTGGTTAAAAGTGGTGCAATTGCACCCAAAGACTCTTTGCCAAATAAATTGGATAAAACCGCTGCTTGTTTATACTTTTCAAGTTTTGAAACAGACTTTAGAACTTCCAACGTTGTGCCATTGGCATCAATTTGCATTTGTTTTGAAATACGTTTGTAATCAAGCCCTAATTCTGCATAGGCTGCCTTTTGGCTTTTAGTGGCAGACTCACCAGCAACCAAAGCCAACATGGTATTTTTAATGCCTGTTGCTGCAATTTCCTCCGAAATCCCCATACCACGTAACGTCGCACCAAGTGCAGCAATTGAACCCGAAGCGAAGCCCCCAACTTCACCCAATGGACCAATACGTTGAACAATATCCATAATGGCTTTGGCTGCAGCTGGTGTATTGTTGCCTAAATAGTTAATTTTATCGGCAAGCTCTACAACCTCATCTTGGTTCATGCGAAATGCTGTACGCATCTCTGCCATAGACTGCCCTGCAATATCTGCTGTGGTATCAAACGCCACTCCCATTTTGACTGCATCTTCAGCGAATCGAGTAAGCTCATTGGCTTTAATACCCGACTGACTACCCGCAGCCATAATTTTAGATATTTCAGTCGCGACCATTGGTAAGCGCGTTGATAGCATCAAAGCATCATCACTAATCTTTTTAAATTCTTGATCAGTACCGCTAAAGGTCTTTTTTACATCTGCCATTGCAGATTCAAAATCAATTGCCAATTTAACTGGGACACCGACAGTTACAGTCGAAGCAATAACAGATCCTAATTGCCCTTTTAGATTTGATAGTTTTTCATTGTTTTCTAGTCTTGCTTTCTCGATCGAATTTAACTTACGTTGTTGCGATTCTAATTTTTTTAACTCAGCTGTAACGGCGCTATAACGTGAACGTAAGTTATCAACGTTCTTACCCATCCCGCCAAACGTTTTGATCGAGTCGCCCAATTGGTTTTGAGTTTTTTTAAGTCGATTGACTTCCGAGCCAATTTTATTAAGTTCGCCCTTTGTGGTATTCATTACAGATTTAAAGGAACCTGATAATGCCCCCCCGATCGTAATGACTGCATTGAGTTTCTTATTTGACATAGCAAAACAATTTTAGAATCTGATTCGTTATTTTTTATTTGTTTTGAAAATTTATCATTATTCAGTTTTTCATTAAAAAACCGCTCGAAAGCGGTTATTGATCATCTTCAGGCAATCCCTCACACCACCAGATTATTTCTGAAATTCTCATTTCCAAAATTTCAGCTTTTGACCATGAAGTGTGTGAAGCCAAACCGAGCACATAAGACCTTGCAACCTCTGTGCTCATGTTGTAAAAAGCTTAAATGCCTCTTGAATACGGCGATAATCTTTTAATGTTGCTGCCTTGATTTGATCTGGTGTAACACTACAAAGATTAGAGAACATCATAATCTCTTGAACTGCATCAGATTGACCCTTTGATTGCATTTCTGCAGCAAGCAAATCATGAACTGTAGGCTCACGCATTACAACTACGTTCACTTTCGCCCCATCAATATCAAGTGACTTGGCAAATGTAATTTCGAAATCGCCTGTTGCTGTTTCTTTTAAATATTCTGGAAGTAGATTTTTTTCAGTCATTTTTTAGATCCCAATTGCGTTTCGAATATCAGCTAAAACATCTACACTATCAATGATGCGAACCATGTTAATCACATCAATCTCATGGATGACTTTTCCAGCAATGGTCTGCTTATAGTAAGTTAAAGACATATCATATTTGTCTTTTGGTAGTTCTCCAGCTTTAACTTTACCCTGGCTAATTTTTACAACCTTACCTTGCATAGTGTGTTCAATAGCGGTGACAGTGCCGTCAAAACTCTCCATTGCTTCACGAACAATCACAGTTGTAGATTTACCTTGTTTAACTCCAAACAAAGCCAAGGTATCTCGGCTGTGAGAGTTTAAAGTAAAGTCAGAAGTTAGCTTTTTCATACCTGTGCGAATATCAATTGCCGCGTCCATCCCCGCAGCGCGATAATCTTCGTTTTCTTCTTCCAACTCAGGAGGATTGCATTCATCGGCTTTACCCGCATACCCTTTACCTTCAATAAAGATATTCCAGTTTTTGCGAATATCTGCTGCTACACCTGTCATATAACCCCCTTACGCAAAAATATCTTTGATGTAATCATCTACAAGATGAGAACGGAAAATAATGTGTTCAGCTGGATAAACTGGGGTGAAATCGAAATCAAAATAAATCTTACCCGACTTTATTTGATCGGGAGTATTTAAATCAGGATTTGCCCAACATTTACCGCCTAAAATTGCACCAATGTTCGTTAAATAGCGCAAATAACTATTTACACCCTCGACCACATCACTCACATAATTTTTAGCAATACCGCGATCTACAGCCCAAAGATGGGCAGCTTTCAATGATTCATCGATCATATCCGCAGTACGCACCACGCATAAAAATTGCCACTTAGAATCGGCTGATAACGTGCGGTTTCCCCATAAACGATAACCGTTTTGGCGAATGATTGTATTTACTTTTGCTTCATTTAGTATATTCGCACGACAATTAGCGTCACCCATTTGAAAATCAATAGCCCGTACTGTGCCGACAATGCCATTGATTTCCTGATTTGATGGTGACCACCACCAACCGCGCTCACTATCAGATTTTGCAATTAGACCTGCAACATGAGCACTTGAGAATGATTCAATTAATGTGCCTTCTGAATCAACTTTTTTGGATTTTGGATCCACCAGATAAATCCGCTTTGAACCAAAATCTTTCGCATAAGCCTGAGCATCTGCATCATTGGTGTTGGGACCATCAGGGACAATTGTCGCTTTTAGTCGTTCAGCAATACCAACCAATTCAGCGACAACAGCATTGGAATTACCTTCTGTGCGTGTATGCGTGAAACCCGGTGCGATTAAAATCTTTGGAACAAGCCCTAAGATGTTCTCAGAAGCAAGAAATGCATGTACACCTTCATAAGTACCGTTGTTCGCATCTACCCCACCTAGAACATTGGCGAGTGTCTCAGCTTCAGTCACACCCTTTGCAACACGAATAACAACAATTAGCGCGCCAATTTGATCAAAGATTGAATCTATAGCATCAGGCAAAGTACCTGTTAATCCAAGTTTTGCGGCTTCGATTCGAGATCCAGCGATTGAAACTGGAGTATTGAGTGGGAAAAGTTTCTCATCTGCATCGGGTGCGGTCCCGATTAATCCGATTACTGAACTTCGCACTGTGGTAATTGGTCTTACGCCATCATCTACAGTGACGTTTTCAATACCGTGAATGAAAGTGTCTGTCATGAATAAATCCATAATCATATTTAGATTTTGGATTCATTCTTTAATAAATTGTGATTCTTTTCCTTATTCACTTTTTCATTGTTTAAATAAAGCCTATCGGTGTCTGCAGATATTGCAAATGTTTTTCATAAATTTAAAAGTTTACCAACGCATTGCGCAGGTATATGAAATGTGCTTGATGGCATGCTATATGATGAGTTAAATATTTGAGCCACATTTGCAGCTGTTGATTCATCATACACATCACCATAGCATATGAGTTTAAAACCATAAAAATTCCCAGAAAGTATTGCTTGTATTAAGTTGATTCCAGCTAAATCACTACTTTTTGAAAACACTTTATAAGAACTATCAGTAATAGTGAAAATGTCACCAGAAGCATATACTGAATGAGCTAGAAAGCCTCTTATCCAAAGATTTCCATCTATCTTTGCAAATTCTAATTTTGCTGGTTTATCACCAATCACTGCATGACTAAAGCCATAACCAAATCCACCTATTGTCTGAGCGTCAACCCATTCAACCTTTGAACTACCAGCTTTAATCTGCGCCTGTAATTTGCTTAGCATTGTTCCTAGTGAATCTGCTGCTGTAATAACAGAATTTGCACCTTCTGAATAAGCAGTGTACACAACATCAAAGATTTTATTCTGACCGCTTAAACTACTGAATAAACCGCTTAGAGCAACTGGGGCAACGTCTGCGCTTTGAAGTGCTGTATCAGCTTTAGCACCTTGCGCTGCTGTAGCTGCACCGAGTGATTGTGCAGTGATTCGACTTACAAGCTCTTGAGCTGTGCCAAGTTTTTCAGCACCAATATTTGTACGTGCATTCTGCTTTTGAATCTCAGATAAGGCTTGTGTTGCAATATCAAAACGCACTCGAATTGCTACACCTTCATTTAAACTTTCAAGCAGATTACCGCTCGCTTGCAAAGCTTCAGCAAGCTCATAAATTGTATTTAAAGCTTCAGGTGCAGAACCTACAAGTTTAGCTATTTGCTCTTTTACATAGCTTTGATCTGCTTTTGTATCTACAAGCAAAGCCAGTTGAGCTAAAGCTTGAATATCTGCTTTACTGAGTATTGCTAAACGATTTAATTCGACTTGTTCTTGAGTTATCTCAAAGTCATCTATCTCAACTTTCTGAGTTAAATTAAGTTGATTAGTTTCAGCAAGTGTTTTGATTTGCTGAATTTCTTGTGACAGTAGCTCTTTAACAATATTCGCTGTACCTTTCTGATCTGCTCCAACATCTTCAGCATTTAAGACTACATTCCCAGATTTATTATTAACACTCATTACACCTGAAGAAACTCCTGGCGGTCCCTGAATGCCCGTAGTCAAAATATGAATGGTTGTTGTTTCAGTATCAACCTTAATTTTATTATTCATCGGGTCACCTCAGCGCTCAATGCTACTCGCCCTTGAAGCAGTCTTAAAATATCCGTATTTGGTGCAACAAATTCAAGATCGTATACAGCATGTTTAAATGTAAAGTTCCCAGTATCAATTGCAGAAATATAGATTTCAAACTTTCCGTTATTTTTATCTGTGAAATTAATCCCATTATTTTCAGAAGTTAATTCAATAATAAAATCTTGAGCATCTATATTTTCTCTTAATTGCATTCGAGCCTTAAAGCCTGTCAAGTTGACTGGTTTATCATTAGTTGACCACGTAAATGCCTGCCTAAATGTTGTGCCTTGCTCTATTTTTAGATTTAAAGTTGCAGCTGTCATAAAGACCTCGAATCGAATATTTAATTAAAGTTTTAGTGCTTGCTGCCAAAGCTGATCAACTTGATTTTCACTCAGTTCAAGCATTTCACACATTGCAATAACTGATTCTGATTGACGTTCAAATTCGACTGATTCTGCATACTCAATCTGCATTCGTTTTCGTAGTTGCAGATCTGGAATGTTGTCGATCATTGATTCAACTTTTTCAAGTAAATCATTTTCGAGAAGGGCAAGCTTAAATTGGCGACGAGTCAGCGGTGTGAGCGTTCTTAAAAAGATATTTCGCTTTTCCTCATCTGATAAATATTTTTCAGGGTTTAAATGACGGTCCACTTCGTTTTTCGTCATCTTAGTAAATTCTTTGGTGATCAATTCATCTTGTGAGCCGTCACTCTCGAATGCAAAAACTTCACCATTTTTTTTAAAATATTTCATTATGTTAGCTCCGACCATTTTGTGAATGTTCCGTCTACTCGATATGTCGCATATGGTGGGACTGTAATCTCACTACCTCTGGATGTTCCCCACGCTGTTGTGTTTGAAAAAGCAAATAAGAACTCACCAGCTACGCTTATGTTTGCATAAGCATTATTGCCACCAGCTTCCAAATAAATAGCAAATTTGATTTGTACAGGTCTATTGTTTGTATAAGTCGTATTTGCTGCACGTTGTGAAGTCACATTGCGCCAAGTTTGATCAATGCCCAGAACCGATGCTGAAATATTTACATTTCCGTAATTATCAAAGCTAGCACTTCCTGAGAGTTGACCAGAAAGTGTCACATTATTGGGTTTTAAAACAATCCAATTTGACCAGTTTCCACTGTAATAATGTCGAAAATAAGTTACTCCGCTACCATTGTAAGGCGTGAACCATTGCGAACACCCAGCAGATCTCTCGACTCTTAATGCAAAAGCATTTTGAACAGGGACATTTGCAATTTGTTGAGCTGCTACATCAGCATCTTGAAAAAAGAAACCAGTCGACTGATAGTTATTTAAATTTGCGCCAGCAGGAATATAGAAACTCACTGGGGGAATATTAATATCGCCCGTACCATCAAATGAAACATCATTGATTTTTCTGGCAATTTGCAACTTGGTTGCGGATGGTGCAATACCTTGCCCGTTCCCTGTTCCACCACAATCAACTGATAAGGGTACATAGCCTGTGGCTGGATCAAATGCACCCCACTTTTGTTGGTTGATAAATAAATATCTACCTGTACTGTTACCGATTGTTGTTTCAGCACGTGTTGAGGAAAAGCCACCTGAAGTTAAGATACTACCTTTGGAGTAAATACCTAAGCTGGGAATTTGATCAGCATTAACATAAGCATCTGAGACAAGTAAACCGCCTGTAAGCAATCTTTTGGCTGTACTGCCATCTTTAGAAACAAACCAAAAGTCACCATCGTTTCTAAAATTTTGTGCATAGACTGGACCATCTACTTTAATGTCACCAGTGAATTTATTTGTGCCAGTGAATGTTTGGTTATCTGTGTAGGCTAGTTCTTTTTTGAAAAGGTTATCAATTGTTCCATTTGCTCGAACGACACAGCTAATAATTTTTGTTTTACCTGTTAATACATCACAAGCAATAAAAAAAGTGCCACCTTCACCTAATGATGAAACAAGTCCAGAAGAATATTGAGTAAAAAATTTCCCTGAACCATTATCGAAAAAAGCCTTAGATTTACCTGAATAATGTCTGATGAAGTCTTGATCATCTGTAAATGTAGTTAATTCAGTATTTAACTGTTTTGCCTCTACAACTGTTGGTTGTGGATCTAACTCACTATAGGTCTTATACCAAGGCGACCAACCACCGTCATAATATGAACGGATGTATTGAAGCATCCCACCATCTTTATAAGTTGTTAAACGTTGAACACAGCCAGCATTAATATCTACTTGCAAAGAAAATGCCTTTTTTGTGGGGCAATTTTTTAAAGTTTCAGCAATAACATTAAAATTTACTAAAAAACTGCCTTGAGCTTGATAGTTATTTAAATCAGCATTTTCAGGAATTGTAATAGCACGATTTAGCTTGTTATCTTGTAATATCTTTCCTTGCTTTGCTGTAAGTGCTTTTGTAGCATCATCTGAGACAAGATCATCCACAAGCTGAACAATACCTGTTTGTGTAACTGAAGCAGATCGAATAGTTTGCTGTGAAATTCCTGTAATTAGACCTTTATCATTGACTGTAATTGATGGAATTTGCACTGTCGAAGCATAAGTTCCTGCTACTACACCAGAATTTGACAATGTCAAAATACAAGAACTGTCTGCAGATCCATCATAGTTAAATGCGCCTGTTGCAGCACCTGAAAAACTGACAGTTCTTATATTCTCTAATTTGTATGCTGTAGAAGATTTATAACCAACAATTATCCACTCACTAAAGCCTCTACCGCCATCCCAAGACTGACGAACTGCTACCCTAAAAGCTCCTCCCAAATGAGCAGTATAAGTTTGATTGATGACATTGCCACCATTTCCATTTCTTGTTTCCAAAATACCGTATGTGTATAGCCCTGCAATATTTACTCCAGCACAAATATAGAAACCATCGTCTAGTGCATTGTCTGGGTGAGTTGCTGTCAGCTCACGCATTGGAGCTGTAATACTAATATCTTTTGTTCCATCAAAATCAACTGAATTGATTTTTCGAGAATCTTTTAACTTTGTAGCACTTACTGCATTTGCATTTTTATCGAGCTTATTGTCTTGTAATGTTTTACCCTGTTTCGCCGAGAGTGGTTTTTTGGAATCATCTGTCGTTAAGTTATCTACAATTTCATTGCGACGAATATAATTAGTATTTACCCATTCACGAGTTGCATAGATTAACGAGTCATCAAGATAAAGTGCAATCACTTCAGCATTTTGAACATTAATAATAAGTTTAAGGTTTATTTCTCGTGCACCACCTTCATCGGCTAAAGGCTTATAAGTTGGTGGGTAGTTTGAGTTTACGACCATTGTAGCGCCAGCATATAACCCAAGTTCACGGATGTAAAAACCGCCTACATTGCTTGGTATGATTGCCTCACATACAATCTGATTTGCATTACTGCTGCTAATTTCAACGACATTAAGTGCAATTCTTGCCTTTTCATTGATAAGTGCTGGGCGCGTTTCGGAAGGTGTAGGAACTGAACCGTTACCGTCCCCAAGGGCAATATGTGAATAATTAACTTTATTATTGACTGTGGCATTTGCAATAAGTGCCTTACCGTTGTTTGTTAATATGCCTTTATACACTGTTGCCATCGATCGATTACTCTACATAAATTGTGACTGTCTCCGCACCATGTACACCAACCGCAACACGCGGAATACAAACAGGTTGAACATTGATTGTTAGGTTTGTCAGTGGTCGGCTTGCTGGTTTATTTTCTGAAATTAACCGATCTACTTCCTTATACACTTCTTCACTTAGCTCACGACCATTGAGATCAAGCTCTAAATAGAAAGTGCCCGGTATCCCTTGCGGAGCGGTTTGCCACCACTCTGTAATTTTTGATTCATATCCGAAGGGTTCCAAGGCATTTAGAATAGCCTTGCGTGTCCCTTTGATTTTATGTCTATTGAAAGATTGCTTTAAAATTGCGCGCTTTAATGATGGCGTCCAGTCATCACGCCAATAATCAACAGAATGTTGAATTGCTAGAAAATTTAAGAATTGATCAGGTACAGAATCAATATTAATCAATACATTCAATCGAGGCTCAATTTTAAATGTATTGCTTAGCGTCTCTGCTAAATTGTATTCAAGTTCGGTTGAATTGGAAGGCAATAATTTTTTCATTCATAAACCTCAGCTTGTATATCAATATTTGTGCAATAACTCGCTTGAGTTGCATCAATAATAATATCTTGCACTGGGGAAATTATTTCTACATGCTCCACACCAGAAATATGTAAAACTGAATAGATTGCAGACTTTCGGATTGAACGACCGATACGGCGCTGATCTCTGATATAACTATTTAAATTTTCTCTGGCTTGCTGCAACAAGGTACTATTTTTAGCAGTTTGAGCCACATAAATTTTTGCTTGAATGTCATAATTTACAATACCAATAGAATGCACTGTTGGACGGTCGCAAACAGGTCTGACACTTTCATCATTAAGTGCAAGTTGAACAATATTAATTAACTCTGGGGAAGCTGTACCCGTTTCAGAATCATTTTGTAATATATAAATATCCAAGAAATACGGCTTATCTGGTGGAGAAACTACGGACACATCCCCCACACGACCATCGGCGCTATGTGCAAAAAATTTATATGAAGATGTTGGACCAGCAACACTTAAACTGTTCATTGCCAAGATATAGCGATAACGTAGATCGTCATCAGTTTCCATAATTGCTGGCATTGGCGGCGTAACTGTATTATCTGCTGGACTAATGACTAATCGTTTTATATTTCTATCAGCAACTAAATTCTCTAAATCCGAACCTGTTGAATACATAACCAATAAAGATTTAACATCCTCGTTACGCTCTTGGCAAAATATCAATTCTAAATAGGCGCAATATTCCAGTAATTTAGTAACTGGATCTGATTCACGTTTTAAGGTTTTTTCAATTTCTTCACGATCTTCAGGATTGTAAAGCGCAACAAATCCTTCTTTTCTTTTAGACAGAATCTCTTCAAAATTCAGTTCTTTGATTAACTTTGGCGGTGTTAAATATTCAAAATTAATACCTGTCATTTTTCACCTACCTTATTACAATCCCATCCAGTTTTATTGACTTACCATCCAGCAGATATTTACCTGTAAGCGTTAAAACCAATTGCCCTTTGGTTGCGCTGGTAATATCAATTTGCTCTAACTGCAAACGGTATTCCCACTGATTTAATGCTTCAGCAACAGCCGCATAAATATCTACTAATGTTTCTCTATTGGTTGGTGCATCGATCAATTCAAATAATCGAGATCCGTATTCACGGCGCATGACTCTTGAGCCAATTGGCGTAGTCAAAATATCAACTATGCTTTGTCTTAAATGCTCAATACCTGTGAGCTCACGACCATGGATTCGACTCATTCCCATTAGTTGACCTCACCCGAATTTTCACCACCGCTTTTAACTTTATTATGAGTATGTGAGCCACCAATATTTTTACCATTGTGTTTCACTGAAGCACCAGTAAAACTAACATCACTAGACATTGTTGATTTGCCTGTTACAGCCAATGCACCGCCAACGGATAAATTGCCTGTGCATGTGGTTTCTGGTGCATCTATCTGAACATGACTACATTTAACAATGACTTCTCCACCTGCTTGAGATGCATCGACAGTCAAGGTATGTGATTGCTTGTCATATTCAATATAAGTGCCATCCACATATATTGTTTTAGGATTAGCGTTTTTATTGGGGTTCGGAAATTTCTCTTGTGAGATTGAAAACGCAATCACCCCTTGCGCAATATCACCACTGGGCGAAAGTACACATACTTGCTCACCTTCGCTGGGTGCATTGCCTGAACGATCATCACCCGCGCGGGATTTAGCCCATTCAAGCCCTGTAACAAGTAACCCATCGAAATCCACTGTAGCGGTCATCGTCTCAAAATCAACAGAATCAATGCGCCCATAGCGAATTAAATCACCTAACATTCGATCCATATTGGTATTGGCATAACTCAAAGCTCTACCTCCTTGTAATCTTGCTCATGACCTATACCCACATCAGGCGTATAGCTATAAACAGGGATCGGGGTTTCACCAAGCTGCTTCCAAATATTTTCACCGACGAGAATTGGGATTGAGAAATCCACACGCCACACTTCATAGCTTTTTAAACTTGGGTAAAAATGATCTTGTGTCAAAGCATCCAATGAAGCTGGACCAACGGCAATAGATCCGTTATAGGCATGAAATCTTTTATTTTTAAAAATATAATAAGCAACTTGAGTCGCTAAAAAACGAATATTGATTTTTGAGTTTTGTCTTTCAAAGCTGTCAATCACTCTGGCTTCAACTCTTGCAATCAATGGAAGTTGCTCAGATCCACTATCCCCATCAAGATTTATTTCAAAATCCATTTCTAGGAGTAATGCAGGGAGTTCATTCAGCGTTGGCGGCTTGCGTTCTTCTTCTGATCGATAAAATTCAACCAATTTAAACTTTGGAAATTGTTCACGAAGTTTTTTTTCTATTGTTGCGTGTAGATTGAATAAATCTACCCCATCCATTTCATCTGCCATTTTAACTCATGCTCCAATGTCTTAAAAAATTGTTCATGAAATTCCACTGAATTAAACTCAACACCTTCAAGATATGCATCAGCTTGTGGCTTAATGATTTCAACCTGTTTTTCAATGGGTAAACGTGCTTTACCTGTCCGTTTAAAAACTTGATTTTTACGCTTAGAAATAAAAGCCCCATCCACTTTCCGCTTACTGGCTGTTACCCCTTTTTGTGTTTGTCTTGGGTTTAAGTGAATCAAGGCAATATCATTCAACCCATAAAACAAACGTATTGAAAATCCTGAATCTGATTGAACTATTGTGCTTTTTTTTAAACGGCGTCTGAGTATTTTTTGAGTCAAAGCCAATTCACTGCTTAAACCTCTGACTGTTCGGGTACTCATCCATTTCGCCATCTTGTTTAAAGTACGTTTTAGTGCAACTTTAGCTTGGCTTTCAGTAGGTTCCAGTTCAGCAACGATTGCCTCAATGCCTTCAGATCGAATATCAAATTGAATCATCTCGCTCTTCTAACTTTAAAATACTGAATCCAGTACCGTCCCTTTGTGGATAGGACATAATGTTAAATGTTCGCCCATCATCCAAAATTAAACGATCCATTTTCTTGACATCGAAAACATCAATTTCTTTACAAGTAAAGCGTGGCTCAATTGCATCGACTTCATATTCGCCGAGTTGGGCATTTAGATAGGGTTCATCAAAAATACCCGTAATATTTCGATTGGGTGAACAATCCAAAAATTCGATAGTGACGGTTATAGCAAAACCACCCTTATCATCTTTTTGTAGAAATACGTCTAAATTTTCCCAACTTGGCGAAGGCATTGATTATTCCTCTGCAGCGGATTGAATAGCTTCAATCATTTGCTTTTTATTTAAACTTTTATCTAAGTCAACATCATATTCAAACTTAGCAAATTCAATCAGCTGGGGCATCGTTAACTTAGATAAATCAACTTCATTGGAATCTGTTTCTTCAAGTGTGCCACGACCTCGGTAAAGCAATTCTTTTGCCAATTGTTCATTGATCTCAACTTCTTCACCCGCACGGCGAATAACACCCTCAATAACGACTGCTGCGGTTAATTTAATCAATACTTTACTCATTTTAATATCCTGGTATTTGATTCTTAAAAGCTACCTTTCGATAGCTTTAGATTATTGAATTAAGGTGTTTTTTTGCCGTAGCAAATAGACTCACTATTACGCAATACAAAATCTACATCTTGGAAGGCGACAATTCGTAATCCACCGCTCGAACTTAATGAATAAGGGTCTAGTGTGAGATCCAGCCCACCCCAAAGACCAATAATTAAATCTGCAAAGTTACCAAAGAAAATATCTCCATCCTCAATCTGATTGGTGATTTCTGTGCGATAACCGTTGACTGTGCCACCTGTTTCCCAAATAACACTTTCAGTACCCGTGCCGAACTTAGGAGCAGTTTTACAATGTCCGCGCATTAATGAGTTCATGACATAAGCCATGCGATCCACGTTGGCATTATCTGCAGCAATTTGACTTTCCATGTCGACAATTTCTTTATAGCTCGGATTTAACGCGGCAAAAGGAACCGCATTAATCCCCGACATATTTTTAATGCCTAAAGGTTGTTTGTCCGTTCCTGTGCCGTAATAACCTGCTTTATCAATGGTTAAAGCCAAAGCTTGGTTAATATCATCCCATACCAAACTTTCTGCATCTGGTGAACTTTGTTGCATCAAACTACGTGTAATATCAACACGAGCACCAACGGTTTTAGGCTTTAATTCTTTTTGACCTGTAGTCGGGTTGCTGCCTGCAACATTATCACCTTCACCAACCCAATAGGCGGTAGCTCCACCGGTTGCTTTTGGAATTTCAACATTCCCTACCAAGCCAGACATATGACGACCAAGTTGCATAATCGTGGTACGACTACGCAATAAATCAATGAACATATCTCCACGATGATCAGTCCCTAACAGACTTCCACCTGCGCCAGTGCCAGCACCCAAATCAAAAGCACGTTGTTGATTTTGAGGGATTGAACGGCTTAATACATCAGCAGGAACTAAAATACCCTGAGCAGTACGCCCATAGGCTCGCTCTGCTGCTGCGCTACACTCAAACTCAAATGCAGCAGCTTCACGCTCTGAGGCGCTTGCGTTAGGGCGTAAAGCTCGAATAGCTCTGAACAATGAAAACTGGCGTGTTTCATCATCAGTTAAACCAATGTTTGCATTATTGGATTTTGGTTGTTCAGTAATTGGCTTGCCTTGACGCTCATGCATTTTGTCTAAAATTGCTGTTTGAAATTCAGCTGGTGATTTTCGTTGACCAATGTATTCAGCTGCCAATTCAGGCATATTGTATTTTTGACCCAATTCTAAAATTTCACGTGTTCGCGCATGTTCTTGTTCTGCTCCGCGTGTCGCTGTATCTTCAGCCTTGCGAAGAATCTCAATTGCACCAAAACGCTCACCTTTATCATTGAGCTGTTGGCGACAGTAATTACCGTCTTTGTCTGTAAAATGATCCCAATTCATATAAAACGCTCTTTGCTGATTGACTTGAGTTTTAACTTCAATAGGTTCATTTTGCTGAGTGGGTAAATTGTTTTCATTATTCACTTTTTCATTTGAACGACCTACGCCCACGGATGTATCCGCTGGAATAGAAACGGAAGAAATTTCATAGGGTTGCCATTCCGTAATCAAGTAAACATCTTCATGCTCACGTTGTTCTTTCAGAATTGCTTTTTTGATGATGTAACCCACACTGATATTGGTGCGAATTAAATCTGCAATATCTTGTAGAATTTCTTCTCCACGTGATGACTTGCTTAATCGTACTAAAGCGCGCCCTTTTCGTTGAGAATGATCAAGCCAAGCACTCTCCACCACACCAACTTGATCACGAGAATTATGATCAAGTAAAAATGGTGCACGAGCATTTAAACGACTGAAATCAATTGCACCTTGAGAATGATCCAAGATTTCAACACCGAACCAACGCCCAACCTCTGCCTCACTTGAAAATGAAAGCTCTACTGTGCGCTTATCAATATCAACCTTAAAATCATCTACTACATAAGAACGAAATAATTTATCTTTATTAAAATCAGGCAATGGCTTTGTTTGAGATGCATCACGTTTAAAGTACGCACCAGCAAGCAACCCGCACACAATTGAAGTCGATAACTTAGACTTTTTCATTACACACCCTCTTTTGGTCGCCCAACTGCGCCAACTTGTTTTTTACCCATACTTGTTAAAACCATTTCTTCAGCCACTTCTTTTGTTATGCCTTGATCTACCAACAAATCAATCATTGCCCTGGTATCCCTTGCGATTTCTGCCCATACCGTTTGTGGGTCTTTGCCTTGCTCCCTAATCAGCGCACCAGGTGAAGTCAGCATATTGTTTTTAGACTTTTCCGCTGCTGCCACATCACTGGACGGATCAATCCAAGCCCAACGGCGAGGTTGCCAAGACACTGATTTATAACGCTCAAGGTCAAGTGCTTTTAGGGGAATGTTGCCCTTTTTAATCACACCTTTAAGCAAAGAATATTCAAGCCAAGCGGTGTACACGGGTTCAACTAATGACTCGATCAGCCATTGCTGTAATTCTTTCCAGTGTTCACGCTCATCCAAAGTACCCTGTCGAATACTTGAAAAATTCACACCCTCCAAATCGGAGGCAAGATTGTTGTAAAGCACCCCCATACCCGCAGCCATTGAGCGCAACATGGCTTTATGAAATGGAAGAAATTCACCCGTAGGATAGTTAGGGGACCATTCTTTTAATTGAGCACCTTGAGGCAACATTGGAAATTCACCCGCCTGCGACTCAATAACAATTTCATCTTCTTCAGGGTCAAACTCTGGACCAGCTGCGCCCTCAGCCCATGTAATGAATCCCATTTTGTTGGCTGAAATACGTGCATTGGTAATTGCTGAATCTTCAAACTCAGCCAATTGCTTCATACGAAATAAACTGGTGGCAGTCCAAGGTAATCCGCGCTTTTGCCCTACAATGTCATCCAAAAAACCGTGAATAACATCTTCAGCCATCACTTTAATGTAATTTGCAGATCCATATTTATATTGAGCATTTTGTTCTGTAGATGCATCAAAATAGTAAGCAATCGGGCGACCAAATTTATTAAATTCAATCCCTTGACGAATGAAATTACCATTTGATAATTTATCTGAATAATGCACTGGACAACGTTGAGCATCTAAAATTTGTAAGGCAAAACCATATTGCCCAGCTTCTTGCCCTCGTATAATTCTTATAAAAAATTCTCCATCTTTGGCGGCGGATATGACGCAAGCTCTTTGCAATGAGCGCCAAGACTTCTTCCCTTGAATATCACAAATAGACTTCTTGCCCCACTGCTCCCAAGCCTGCTCAATAGAGTCATTCACTTTATTATCGAGTTTTCCAGCACTGTTTTTAATTTGTGCCTGCAGCGTGACACCTTGTGGACCTACAATATTTTGATGGGTGAGGCGTAAAAATTGCTTACCATAATCGTTGTTAGCGCATTGCTCACGGCTCCGCGCGACAATAATCTTTTGATAACGCTCAATGATTAAATCTGCGGGTAAAGGCGAAGATGACCATTTAGAAGTAAGCCGATCTGTAACCCCAGCTTTAAACATTCGACTAGCAGTTTGAAATACACGACCAGCTCTTGTTTTTATTGAGTCATTATTGATCTTAACTTCTGGTAATGCAAAAATATCGGGGGTTTCAGGTATGGTTCGCTTCAATCCAAACATGAGCATTTACCCCAACTTCACGCGCACGACTTTACCAAAAATACTTTTGCCACTTGCCTTGGCAATTTCTCTTGATACTTCAGCACGATATTGATTTCGTAATTTTATAAGGGTGTCTAAGGGTGTTCTAAATAATTCCCTGTTGTTTAATCGATAGCGTTCTTGGTCTAATGTTGCTCGCCCCTCAATTACAGCTTCTAATGCTTCAAGTGCTTTCTTGGCATGTGAACGTGTATCAACTTGACCAGTTACCGCAGCTAAATCTGTAATGACTTCAACAGAACCCGCTTCAATTTCTTCAACTTCGCCATAATCATTGACTGCGCGTAAAGAAAAACCGTAATAGCCTGATTTATAGTTTTTTGTGACATCAGCAGATACGTTTAAAACGTGGAGATTTCCATCTTTCTCAGCACTAATATCAATGCTTGATGGTCCACGCAAATAAGCTTTAACAGCCCATAAGGAGGCTGGATACGCTGTTAAATTAATGTTGTGCTTGAGTGTTAAGCCTGCTGTGATTTTTTGTGGGAATACCATAAAAAATGATTACCGAAACTGAGCTGTTATGCCCATCTTCGATAATCATTAAAAGTTTTTCATTATTCATTTTTTCATATCTATAATATTAATTATTTACTTTACATTCACTTCCCCCTACATCATTGCCAAATAAAAAAGCACCTTATGGCGCTTTTTTATTGATAGCTACTATTAAGAACAAGCCCCTGCTTGTTTAGCGCCATAAGTTGCTTGTGCTTTTGTGTATTTATCCCCAGCACTTGCAGATAATTGTTGTATAAGCCCATTACATGAAAATCCTTGAATTTCCAAATACTGTTTTGCTGATTTTACTGCTTGCTCATTCCAATCAACATCTAAACTATCCACTGCTATTGTGGCATCAGCTTTATTGTATCCATCCCCTGCGCTTGCAGATAATTGATTTATAAGTCCATCGCGTGAAAACCCTGAAATAGTTAGATATTGTTCAGCAGACCGTACAGCATTTTTTTGAGGATTAGTTAAACTCGATTTTGGTTCAACCTCCTCTTGTACCTGCTCTACTTGTTCTGGTTCAGGTTGAGCAACGGTTTCTTGCGTGTTAGCTTGTTGATGATTATCTGGTACTGCTCGGGTTTCAGTAGTTTGATTTTGTGCTGCGTAACGTGCTTTATCTTCATCCGACATTGTTACGTTAAAGATTATTGAACTAAGAACCATGCCTCCAAAAAAAACTAAAAAAGCTTTACCTCTTGTTGGCATTTTCACCAAGCTAGGCTTAATCAACCCAACAATCAGCAATATAAAAAATATACATGCAATAATGGCGAATAAACTATTTATAAAACTCATGTCACATCCCTTTTTTAATATTAAGTAAACCTAAAATAACACAGTATCAAAATATCACTTTTTATTCCCAAATACTCTTTTCTTTTTAACTATTACAGTGGATGACTTTTTTTTAACAACTGTATTTACTTGCGTTTTTTTCACTTCAATCGTTTCAGCTTTTTTATTTTCGCTAACTGTTACTTCATTTATTACACGTTCAGATATACGCTTTAGATTAGGATTCATAATTTTCAATGCTGCCAAAGCATAAACACGACAATCCAACGCCTCATTTCTTGCTCGGTCTGGTTTATGCCACTCTCTAATTGGTTGACCTTTAATGTATTTAATGACCAATTTTTCCGCTGTAAGTTGTTTATACCAATCTGTTTCGCGCTGAATAGGAAAATGGCAATAACCTGGTCCTACTCGATCAGATTCTAAACGGCGGGATACCATAAGTTTTGCTTCGTCTACACCAACAAGCCACAGATCAATTTTTCGTTTATCTTTACCTGATTGCTTTCGTTGTGGAGTTTGTACTATTGGTAAGCCCCATCCACCACGCCCTTTGATTGCAAAAAGCTTTCTATTACGGCGATTTTTGACATACTCATATGCGGCTTGTGTACATCCAGCAGTACCACCAGTATCCAAACACGTTGCTGAAATAGTTAACTGTGAACCAGATTCATGTAAGTAAGTTTCAGCAAGCACATCGTCTAACTGCTCCCACACTTCTTCACCAAGCGGATCACCCCAAAGCACACGATAATCTACAGACCAACTCTCCTCTCCAAGTCCCCATGCGACAATTTCAAGTTCTAAACGATCCATTTGCATATCGACACCGCAAGTCAGATACACACCATTAAGCGGAACAATCGCTTTATATTCCTCTGCTCTCGCTTCCAAAGATTCAGGATCTACCTTATCTGCATTTTCTTCGTAGGTTTCACCCAATGATACATTTACAAATACCTGTAAATCATCTATAGCCAATTTATCTAAATAGGATTGAACAACGTCTCGCGTCTTCCTAAAAGTTGATAATATTTCATTCGCATGAAAACTTGCATGCCCTTTAAATGGTTTAGCAGCAATCCACCCAAAACCTAGTTTTTCAGCATTTCTAGTTGCTAAAATTCGTTCACCATCTGTCCAAATTTTATTACAACTCTCGCAGCGGTAACCTGCTGTTTCCAAATTATGCTCTTGATCCAAATCCTCTCGAGCATCTTGAATATTTGTTGATTTTCTTCCTTCCCAATAAACATTTTCCCATTTTAAATATTGTCCTTCTCCACAATGTGGACAAGGCACATAGTAACGGCGCTGATCTCCTTGATAAAAAGCAGACTCTATACGGCTTGCGCCCTTAACTGTGGGTGTACTGGATTCAGTTCTTAAAGCTTGGTCACCAAATGTAGCTGAACGTTGAGACAGTAGCTCAATTGGATCACCTTCGCTTGTGGCTTCCATCCCATCGATTTCATCTGCATGTGTCACTGGTGCAGATCTTGAACGCAATGTTTTAGGAGAACCAGCCCAAGAAAACATTAACCAACCGCCAATATATGAAATCATACGGCTGTTATTTACACCTTCACGACTTCTAGGCTTTGCCATTTTTTTAGAAATTGATTTATTCGCTTCAATCATTGGTCGAAGTTTAGTTTCTAAAAATGTTTGCACATCCCCTTGAGTGGGTTGAACAAATATCTGAGACTTTGGCTCATGTTCGATAAAGTAGCCTGTTGCACATTGCTGAATTGTTGTTTTGCCTAGCTGTGCACCTGTCATGTACGTGACACGACGTACACCGTATTCTTTGATAGCATCCAGCATTCCTCGCTGATAAGGTGCATTATCAAAATTTATGGGACCAGGTATGGCATTACCCACTGGAATTTTAATATTTCTCTCCGCCCACTCACTCGGCTTAATGTCAGGTGGTGGCATCAAGAAAGACATTGAGCGTTTAAGAGAATTTACGACTGACTCAAAATTACTGAAGATTGATAAATCACTCATCGTCATCATCCTCAATATCTGAGTCGGCTACTGTTTCAAGCGCTAAAACTAATTCTGCTCTTAATTTTTCTTTAAATGTGCGCTCATCTGTTTCACCTAATAACTGTAAAACCGCACGTTGAGGGATGTTTAGAATGTTTGATCGAATAATACTAAATGCAATGGATTGAGCACGCTCAAACTCTGAAATTAATGCCACTTCACCTTTTTCTTTTGCCAGTTTTAATTCTGCCAGTTCGGTTTCTGCTTTTTGTTTTCGTAGTTCTAATTCTTCTTTATTGTCAGGTATTCCACCTGTTGCATTATCCACTGCTTGATCTTGAAGCCACTGGGAGATCTGAGCGGTGTTAAACTGCCATTCACTCCCTTTTCCATGACCTCGGACTACTACTGGACAACCTCTTTTAACCCAAGCATCAACCGTAGTTAAAGCAACTCCAAAAACATCTGAAAGCCCCTTTCTACTTACGTTTTGACCTTTACTTGAGACTGCCATAAAAGCACTTTTTCCAATCCTTATTTTGCTGAGAAGTAGTAGTATGTTTTATTTTAAAAATTCACGCAGATATGAAATCCTGCGAGGTCTTTGCCCCCGCTTGGGGTCACCCCCTGAAAGTACCTACGATAATGATAATTATTATCATCTAAACAAGACTTATTAATGATAATATTTTCAATAGGTTGCAAGCTATTGAATCTTTTTATACTAATAATATCTTGGTTCATCAGAAGCCTGCCTTGATAACCCATTGGCCTGTTCGCATCTGCTCTGCATGACGTTTAGCGCGTTGTGGTGTCTGCTTTGCCCAAAGAGAGTTAAGCATCCCTGTTGCTGCGCTTTCATAGCGACCTGTGCGAATCATTTCAAGCGTATTCTTAAAACCTAACAAGCCCTCTACACCCATCTGGAAAGACATAGACAGCAATACACCACGGCGTGCATCATCTAGTGATTTGAACCAAGGTAGTTTTTGTTCAAGCAAGATTAAGCGTTTTTGAATATCGTTATTAAGCAAGTAAGCCGACTCTTCAGCTGTGATGCCCCCACCCTTACGGCGATCAATCAAACGACCAACGCCAATCGTTGAATATCCTAAATGATCTTTATACTCTGAAAGAACTTCACCCTCTTCAGCGCGTAATAACCGAGTCATTTGCTTATCAAAATCATTCATTACTTTTTACCTCGACTTAACCAGCTCTTAATCATTTCGCCAAAATAAGCGAAAAAGCTTTGATTCTTGTATTCACCGTTTTTAATCCAAGATGTAAGTTCTTGAATAACCATACCGCCAAACGCACCTAACAAGAATCCAATACCGCCAGCATGTACTGGCTCAAGGTCTAACCAATAAATAACAACTTGTGTCAGATAGTGGGCAATAAAAGCACCTGAAAGAATGAATACGGTGTAATCATGCCAGGTCTTTAATCGGTCTTTGTGGTATCTAGTCACTACTGAAGCTCCTAAAAAACCAGCGATGAAATACTGAATATTGTCCCAAACTTTTAAAATCGCTTCATAAACTTCATGCCAGTTCATTACACTAGGTTCTCAAAATTGTTTATTTGATGATTTTTACTTTTTTTCTTATTTAATTTCATTATTCACTTTTTCATAAATTTAAAAAAACCCCTTTCGGGGCAAAGTAAAATCTATATTTGATCAATCATCTAAATATTTCTGAACCAATTTATCTATATCGGATGTGCGCTCTCCCAATGCTTCTTTAGTGTCATGTGGGATACGTGGATCTAAGCCCATACCGCGCATGAAATTAGCAACTGATTCTAGTGCTTCCAATAATTCTTCATTGTCGATCATCTTCACTTTCCTCTAGGCATTAAAAAACAAAACTTATAGCTTTCCCTAATTAAATTCATTATTTCAATTAAATGTAATCTTTTTTGTTGACAATGTAAACAAAAAAGATTACAATGAATTATGTTCAGTTGATAGAGGTAAATGTGAAACGGCGTGATCTGATTAAGTTTCTAACTGAATTGGGTGCGAGGTTTGATGAAGGAAGTAAACATACAAAAGTTTACTTAAACGAGAAACAAACAACGATACCAAGACACACAGAAATAAACGACCACTTGGTCAAGGCAATCAAAAAACAATTAGGAATCGAGGGTTAGCCCTCGGTTTCTAACCGCCAAAATCACATTGAATCTAATTTGATTTAAAGGGTCTTTATCTTGGCAGAAACGACCTTTTGAAAATATTTATCATGCCACTTATGGCATGGAGTAAAGCGAGTATAAAACAATGTTATATCCAACTAAATTCGATTTGCAAGGCGACTGTTATGTCGTCAGCTTTAGAGATATACCTGAAGCACTAACTCAAGGATATTCTTTGGAAGAAGCCAAAGAACAAGCTTTGGATTCATTAATTACAGCCTTTGATTTCTACTTTGAGGATAATCGGGCTATACCTGTGCCTAGTGAAGCTTTGGAAGGTGAATATCTTATAGAATTACCTATAAGCGTTTGGTCTAAAGTTTTACTGTTAAACGCTATGCTTGAGCAACACGTTTCACAATCTGAATTAGCAAAGCGTTTGCATCGTTCAAGACAAGAAATGCAACGTATTATTGATTTAAATCATAATACGAAAATTGATACTGTCGTTGAAGCATTAAAGCAATTGGGAAAACAGCCCGTTTTTTCAATCTAAACCAATACAACTTAATGCCCTCGAATGTGAGGGCATTATTTCATTTACCCGCAGCAACTAATAAAACAGCTCTTGTAGACAAATTAAAAAACTCCGCCAATTGCTCTGAACTATAACCTTGTTTCAACATATCAATAATCCCTGCATTTCGTTTCTTCAAGATGATGTGCTTGCAAAATGATAAAGTTAATAACTCCCCGCCAAACTCGCTACATAGCTTATATGCATCAACATAGCCCAATATCGCTACTAATCTATGATCTAGTCCTAAATGGTTTGCTTTTGGTACATACAGAAGCAATTGCCCCTCTCCGTTACGCTTCTTTGATTTATATCTAGGGTATTGGCTTACTAAAAATAATGCCTGTTGCTTTCCTATAATTTCAGCGATACAACGAATATCACCAGTCAAATCATTAATATTTTCTGTCATATCACTTTCCATTTGGGCATGCGATACACAACGAGATAAAACACTCCTAAAATCCATATCACGTCTATAGGATCTGGATTATGTGAGTAGCCCTTATAAGCCATAGCTGAGGCTGTAAGCGCAATAAATAAGAAAAAATTATCTTGAAAGACTAGCTGTCTATTGCATCCTTTTGGAGCGCCAATAGAAAAAACAAAAGTAAGGATTGCAGCAGTCACCAAGGCGAGCAAAATAGTGAATGCTGGAATGATGAATTGATGCATTTCACCTCTCCTATTTCAAAATATTTTCAACTGTTGTGCATATAAGAAATACAATCATCATTATGTAAAACCATTTAAAATCCATACTCTCACCTAAACCTTTTCCATCCATACCGCACACACGTAACAACCAACAGCTAGAATCGACAAAGATATGTTGTATAGCCCTGCTTTATCGCTCTCTCCTGAGAGAGCCGCCAATGTTCCAATGATTAAAAATAAGTAAGTCATTTTTGTTGTTCCTCTAAGTCATGTTTTGCAGTGTTTGTATGATTCATATCCCTGCCACCTTTGATTTAAATTTTGGCTTTTGATCAACATTTGCCAATTGCTTTTGAAAATATTCCAAGTTTTCATTTGAAACATTTGAAAATCGACTGTATTGCAATTCTGAAAAAAGGAATGTTTCACCTGTTTCACCGTCACGAACCTTTGAGGCAATGACTTCAAGCATCCCCTTAAATTGAGATTTATCCTTGTTGTAATATTCATCCCGATAGAGAAATAAAATTACATCTGCGTCTTGTTCAATCGCTCCTGAACCACGTAAATCAGACATAAGCGGTCTTTTGTTAGGGCGCTTGTCAACATCACGGGTTAATTGACTAAGAGCAAATACAGGGCAATCAAATTCCATGGCAATATTTTTTAAGCCTTTGGAAATTGCAGTTAAACGCTCATTTTCGGATAAGTTTGGGTTTAAGTGAGGTGTTGCTATCAATTGCAGATAATCAATGAAAATAGCGCCTAATGTGCCAAATTTTGCTTTGGTTTTTCTAGCATGTCGTCGTATATCCGCAAGAGTCACAACGCCGTCTTTAATTTCAAATGGTGCTTGTTGCATAAGCTTTACAGCATCAGCAAAACCAGTCCAATCATCAGGCTCCATAGTTCCGTTTTGCATTCTTTTTAATTCAACACTGCCCATTGCTGCGGTAATACGTCTTGAGATTTTTTTCTTTTTCATCTCGATCGATTCAAATAAGACAGGCTTAACAAGATTGGTTGCAATGTGAGTTGAGATGTTTTGTGCAAATGCTGTTTTTCCCATGCTCGGACGTGCGGCAACAATGACTAAATCACCGTTTTGGATTTCACCGATTTTATTATCAAGTGCAATGAAACCTGTATTCACACCCCGTACCGCGTAACTTCCATCCATCTTCTCAATCTGGATCTTATTAACCTCGTCATAGAGATCAACCAATGAGTTAATTAATGGCTCTGGATCATCATCGTTGCTACCAGTGCCAATATCGCTCAATACGCTATTTGCCCTTGCTATTGCGTCATCTGCCTCACCATTGCTCAAATCATTGGCAATTTTCTGAATGCGGTTGCCTGCATCTCGTAACTGTCTACGAGTCGCTAAGTCTTGAAGTTTTTTAAGATAGACAGGAACGTTATTGCTCAAGGTAACTGGTGCATTCTGAAATAAATCCAAAATATATTTTTCGTTTACGCCCTGTTTTTCAGAACCCAATGTTTTAAGCGAACCAATGATTGTAACCTCGTCAATTGGCTCACCCCTTTCGTGAAGTTTTTTCATTGCACGAAATAAAACAATATGAGTTTGAATAGTAAAAATTGACTCGTTTGTCTGTGGAATCAGCTCGCAACACTCCTGGTATGTGAACATTGAAACCAAGAAAGCCAACTCACATGATGGATCGGACAATTGATCATCAATGATTCCAGAAATATCAAATTGGGTATTCACTTACCACCTCCAAGACCTTGCCCATATTTCACTGGTATCGGTTTGATTTCAGGTGGTGGCGTTAAATCCTCCTCGATCTGTTGATCATCAGAACCCTGCTGATACAACCGTGGATCTCGCTTAACCCATTTCACAAAGTTCATGTACATCGCTCTTGGTTCAAGAGTCCCTGCCTCAAGTCTTGTTTGGTAGTAAGAATTTACCTCAAGCAAAATTTGATTAATCAATTCAGGTGTCATTGGCATCAAGCCTGAACGTTTTAACCAATCATTGAGTTGATCAACATCAGGTACCCAAACTTTTAAAACTTGTTCAAGAGAATTTTCGGCGTTTGCGCTTTGCTCTTGCTCTTGTTTCTGCTCCTGTTCTTTTTTCTGTTCCTGCTCTTGCTCCTGCTCTTGGCTTGCAAGGGGCTTTGATGGGGCTTGTAAGGGGCTTGCAATTTTTGAATAATTATCACGTTTTTGAGTCATACAGAATGCTTTACTGTATTTATCATAAAAGCTTGCTAGGTAAGGGTTTGAGGGTAAAGAGTTATACTCATTTTGAGCACCAATACTGCGCTTATCAGAAGGTTTAAGTTGATCAGCAATTTGAAATCTTGCCATTTCATGAACCCAAACGATTTCTGTATCTTGGTCATAACTACAAAACCCCGCGTTTTCAGCCCATCGAAGCCCCTTCGAAGCCCCTTCCAAGCCTAAACCTGTTTCATGTGCAATGTATAAAAGTGGAACATAGAAAAGCCCCAACATATTGGCGTGTGGGCATGAAATCAAATACATAGACACAATTAATGACTCTGGACATTTCCGTAATTCTTTGCCTGTAGTCCCTGCCCAGAAGTTAGGGGAAATTTTGGCGTAATCACGCATGTTTTAACTCCTTTGGAGGGGCTTGCAAGGGGCTTATAAGGGGCTTAATTGATTTAAATTTAATGATCATAGTTTTCCCTTAGCCTCAATCATTTTTTTATGTGCTGATTTGAATCGATTAATTAACCCAAACTCAGCTCGGTTTCTTTCAAGATCCTCAAGAATGTCACCAAATGAAGCGCCCTCACCCGGCTTGCAAATTCTCACCACACCCAAAGCATCCTGAAGCTCCAACTCAATGCTACGGAATTCCTCAAGCGCATCTGCATAGGCATCATGATCAATCCACCATTGATCAACCTGATTTGCATCGTTTAATTCTTGTGCTAATATCTCTTTACTCATTTTGGTTTACTCCAAAACAAAACCGCCCTGCTGTCACAGTGGCGGTTTAATTTTTTGATAAGTTGATTTTTGACATAACTTGATCAATAGATCTAAGCTCAATCCAAATTTCATGATATGTAGATGGAAATAGTTCTTTTCTGGTGCAGACACCCATATCTTCTGCTATAACAGCAAGCCTTATTTTTTTATCAAAAGGTATTGCACTCCACCCAGAAACAGAAGCTGGAGTGATACCTAAGAGTTTTGCAACAGAGCTTACCCCACCCAGACTTTTAATCAATTGAGTATCGTTCATTAAATTCTCCTAACTTTTTATTTATTATTAGGCATACCTAATATAAAATCAATAGGAACACCTAATAAAAATTATGTTAGGATTGCCTAACATTAAGAGGATAGTTCAATGAATAGTCTTGCTGATCGTCTAAGATATGCTATGGAAGTTTTGCCGACAAAAAAAATTAAAGGCGTTGATTTAGCTCGCGCTGTTGGTGTTAAGCCACCATCAGTAAGTGATTGGTTATCTGGAAAATCTAAAACTATGGAAGGTGAAAATCTTTTACGGGCAGCCAATTATTTAAAGGTTGATCCAACTTGGTTAGCTACTGGCATTGGTAAAGCAATTCAAGATCAAACTGTTATTGCAAATATTCCAGAATCGCAAATCAAGCTTTTGGATGTAGAGGCGTTTAAAAAGCAATATAACATTCCAGATAATGAGGATGCTTTAATCTTCTCAACCATCATTAATAAACCCTCTTTAAATTCAAAACGTTGGGTTCCTGTTAAGGCTTACAGCAAAATGGGAATGGATGGCTTTTTTACGGATATGGGTTATGAAGGCAATGGTGGTGATGGTTATGTACCTACCCATTCAGCAGGCGAAAGGTCTTATGGAATAAAAGGGACTGGCGATTCTATGTACCCTGCTATCCGTAATGGGTGGTATGTAGTTTGTGATCCAGATGCGGAATTAACCCCAACTGAATTTGTCCAAGTTTGTTTAAAGGATGGTAGATGTACCATCAAAGAATTTATTGGTATAAATAACAATGTGCTCAACTTACTTGCTGTTAATGGAGGTGAGAGACTTACATTTGATATGGATGATGTGGAAAGCATTACAGCAATCACTGATATTATTCCACCAAGCCAACATAGACAAGAACACCCTAATGCTTCCTGATTAAATATATCCAAAATAATTTAAGTATCAAGAAACCCGCATAAGGCGGGTTTTTTATTATCAAAAATTAAGCAAATCTAATTTTATTAGGAACACCTATTGACATTATTGTTAGGCACACCTAATATTTATAACAAGAAACACAAAAAGCCCCACACTGTGGAGCTAATTTTAAAACCTAATGCTTTCCTCTGTCCTCGACCAAAATTTCAGAGATGCATTACTATAACTGGTGATTCATTATGGACCAAAACACAAATATTAGTCAAGTTGCTGAGAGCAACAACTTAGATGAGCGATTAGAACGTTGGCTGAAAGACGAAGAATCGTGCCACTACTTCGCTATTCAAATCAAAGGTAAAGAAGTTCTTCCATTTGGTTTTGCTGATCGCCCTTTTTACTCTTTGGATCAAGCCAAAACATATTTAGAACACCTGCGATCTACGAATCCAGGTATTGACTATCGCCTATATTCTGGTGGCATCGATGTTGATGCTATTGATTTTGATAATCTTGAAGCGCCTATGTGGCATCGAGTTTGGATGAATCAGCATCAAGTTCGATTGATTAAATTGCGGATGTGGAAAAAGTCAGAGCAAGAATTATCTAAATTAATTCAAAACTATGATGAGGTTGTTGCTTGGCAAACAGCAAATAACACAACTGAATTTTGTCATTATTACTATGTTCAATCTTGTGACAATGAATCAATTGCGACGAGTTCTTCATACACGCCAGATATATTTGAGGCATTAATTACTAAAGTTTGCTTTGAAAAAACAATGCCAGGCAGAAGTTTTAAGATTAGTCGCGGTCTAGTTTCTACAGATTCATTATTGTCAATGGATGGTCGTACTGCGGACTTTTTTCAAGAATTCATTGATTACCACAAGGAAAGAATAACAAATCTTGATCCTGAATATCTTGTAAATCGTGAAATTGTCACAGAAACAAGAAAGGTAAAACGGTGATTTCAATGACTGACCTCTCCAACTTACCAATCAAAACCAAGCAACTCGCCTTTGTAATTTGGCTACACAAGATTGGCTATAAGGGCATTGTAAGACCTTGCGGAACTTTCGAGTTTCAGTGCCACGTTGTAAATAAAAGATTCCCTCGGAACGTGAAAATCGTTCCGAACTGGGGATTCAATAAACCTGCCAAACAGTTGTATGCCGAGTTTTTAGATCATTTAGGGACGCCAGAATGAAAATATCAATTCCTTGGATTTTATTAGAAGCTGGGGCGTTATGTTCAGCTAAAACTGACCCTCGCCTTTATTTAAACGGTGTCACTTTGATTGATGGTCATATAGTTGCTACCGATGCAGAACGTGTTTTTTACTGCAAATTAGATGGTTTACCTAAGCTGAAAAAGCCTTTGACCATTCCGTTAAAAGCCATCAAAAACCTTGAGAAAAAGCTAGGTAAAGATCGATCTAAATGCGTTGTTGATATATTGGACCATTGCGACAGTCTTGCCCTCAGTGTGCAAGATGCCGACTTTGAAGTGTTCACACCTATCAAATCAATTTTCCCTTCTGAATGGAAAAACATGATTCCTCAAGATGATGGGCTTCAATTCAAAGGACTAGCACCACATTTTCAATGGCGCCACATGGTTGATTTTCAGAAGATCAATAAGCTACTTGGTGCGATCAATCCCGATGACACTTATTTAAAACCGACAGGTTTAGATACCCCTGCCCATGTTTATTTTTACGGCAATGATTATTCAAGTGCCAAGGGTTTAATTATGCCGATTAATGGACGGAGTGAAGCGTGATGAAAAGTAAAATTTATAAATTCAATGTCGATCAATTGTTTGCTTGCTTGCCTCATATTGATCAAGAACATGAAAGCGAATTGTGTCGTAATGCATACATTGGTGATGGCTATATTTGCGCAACAGACAAAATCACTTTCATCAAATTGGAAGATCAGAAGCTCAAAGGTTGTGATTTCTTAATTCCAGTTGAGCAGATTCAAGAACTCGCTCATTTCAGATTTGGGCAGAATTATAACTTTGTTGAAATTACCCTCAAAGTCATCGATGACCATAAAGCTGTGTTTGAGCTTGAAGGCTTTAAAGATAAATTCAAGGTTTTTGATTTGCCAAAACTTAAAACAGCAGGTTTTACAAGTATAAAGATTGAAAAACCCGATTTCCCGAATTTTTCAACTCCTTTGGTAAACCCTGAATTGTTAATGCGTTTCCAAAATTCGTTGAAATATTTAACAGGTGTGAGTGGGCTGGGTGTCTCAATCCTACCAGCAGACACTACACATGAACCAATCTATGTACACATTTTTAAGAATGTTTATGGGTTGGTTATGCCAATGTCACAGGATGCATTTGTGGAAATTATTAATCTCGCAGCGGAATCAAAAGCTTTAGATAGTTTGGAGTGGGAAAGCAAGTACGGAAGTGGTGAGGAGATCGAAGCATGAATATGATCACTTTTTCAGAACAAGCCAAACAACAGACCTTAACGATGTCGACTCGCTTAATTGCTGAGTTGACAGGTAAGCGCCATCCAGATGTTAAACGTGATTGCGAAGTGATGTTTACTGAGCTGAATTTAGATGTGAGCAAATTTGCTCATATCTATTTGGACAGTATGAATCGCCAACAGACAGAATATTTATTGCCTAAAGATTTAGTCGAAACGCTCATCACTGGCTACAGCATTAAATTACGTTATCAAGTTATTCAGCGTTTACATGAGTTGGAAAATCAAGCTCCCAAAGAATTGAGTCGTTTAGAGATTTTGCAAATTGCTATACAAGCGGAAGAGCAAAATCAGGCATTGCAAGGACAAGTACAGATTCTTGAACCCAAAGCCAAAGCGCTTGATACCCTCGCTAATACCGAGGGTACATATAACATTCGTGAATGTGCCAAAACGATTGGTATAGGTGAACGCAAATTAATTGACTTACTTCTCGAAAAGAAATGGATATACAGGGAGGATAGTGGGCGCTTACAACCTTATTCAACAAAACGAGAGGCAGGCATTTTTATAAACCGCACCTCCCCTGTTGTAATAAATAAATATACAGGCGAAGAAAAAGTCCACTTACATATGCGTGTAACGGCTTTTGGATTAACAAAAATTACAGAATTGGTAAATACTTGCTTTGGTAAAGAGGTGAAAGCATGAGCAGACAGACAAAACTTTCAAAAATGACTGAAGATGAAAAGCTTTTGGCCACAAGGATTTTTTGGGAATCTCCTAATGATGCCGTGTTCCCACCTACTACGATTGCACTTGTGTTCAATGTATCAATCCAATGGTTGCAATTAAAACGTTGTGAAGGTGGAGGCATTCCCTTTACCAAAGGACTGCGTAAAATTTCATACTCTAAAGGTGATGCGGTTAAATATTTTGATGGTCAAAAGCTGACAAATACAATTTAAAAACACAAAAAGAAGGAGATCTACTCTCCTTCTTTGTATCCTTCAAACACAATATCTTCAATTTCCTGCATGGCAAGTCTTAACTTTTTATCACTGATCTGAACATAACCTTCAGTTACATCACCTGAAACCGTATGATTCAATAATCTCTTAATGGTGTATTGACCATAATCAAGATTCTCAGCAATGGTACCAAAAGTGCGCCTAAGATCGTGGAAAGTAAACTCAATGCCAGTTTCATCAATAATTTTTTGTTTTGCTTCATAAAGATTGGTTGTATATCCCTTCAACTTGGATCGAGGCGACGAAAAGACAAACTCATTAAATTTTTGCTCGTTCCTTTTTCTCATGACCTCCCAAAGACGCTCCCCCATTGGCAAAGTGTGCACCTCACCGTTTTTAGGGTCGTTTGACGTAATCCAGCCATACTTTAAATCAATCGCATCCCATTTAAGGGTCTGGCACTCATTACGACGAAAACCGGTTAGGATTAACGTAATAAGAAAATCTCTTACTGTGTTTCTTTCTTGCCTTAATGCTGTGTAATTCATTACAGCATTGACCCAATCACTCAATTGCTCTTGTTTCACATACTGCTTACGGCGTTTTATTTTATTCCAAGATCTTTTTGCCTTGAGTGTGGCAACTGGATTAACCGCAGTAATGATTGACTCATCTTTTGAATCAAGAAAATGCTCAACAGAAAAATTAAAAATAGCTCTGAACACAGCCATTGCCATATTTGCTTGAGCTGGACTTCTCTCTGTTAAATCTGCGTACTTTTGCTGCACTTGAATTCTTGAGATTTCACCTACTTTATTTTTTTTCCAATCAGCTAGATAATCATTAATAACCTTTTCATAATCTTTTAATGTTCTTGGTTTTAAAGTTCTATTTTTGAGGTATTCAGCATATGCGACTTCTAATGTTGGGTGCTGCCTAGAAATGTTTAAACTATGTTCATTCTGATCGCGTTCAGCCTTTTTTTCCTCATTTGGATTGTAACCTTGTGCCATTTGAGATAGCAGACCTTGTGCTAAAATTCGCGCCTGAGATAGAGTTAAATTTCCATGTAGACCGATAGTAGACCTGATAGCTTTGCCTTTGACCTTTTTTTCAACTATATAGGTTTTACAGGTTGAGTTTACGCGCACAGCAAAACCGATAAGTTCGCTGTCTCTGTAAATACCTGGTTCACTCAAGGCATCAATCGCTGTTTTTGTAAATTTTATGCGGTTTGCCTTAGACAT